ACAATATTGACTATGGCTTTTACCAAAATGGCACAGAGTTAACACAAACTTTTTTAAGGGATGGGACAATCCCAACAACTTTTGAGACTACGGGCGCGGTAACAATTGATACAACCACAGATACAATCAACGAAGTGATTGGTAGTTATACTCAAACTTCAGGCGGTGCACGTACAGTAAATTTCCGCTTAATCAATGCTGACACTTCAGATATTTATTACACTGGAACAAGCGCGCAGACAGGTGCTAAACCACGTTATTACGAAACGCTTACAGCTACAGCAACGCCACTACCCGCAAACCAGCCGGTAAACTTGCTGTTGCAGAACGAGCGTAGCGGCCCAGGAGGTGTTAACGGCGGCGGGGGTCAAATTGAGATCACGCGCATTTAGTTGATACTTTGGGTAACACCCGTGTATAATAGTAACATCTTCTAGGATACCCATTCCGATGGCCCTAATAATGAAGAGTTAGCTTTACGATAGCTGGCCCCTTAATTATTAGGACACTCCGGCAAAAGTAAGAGCAAAAACCTTTGTTTAAAACTTTTTACCGGAGACAATAAAAATGTCTAAATTTCTTTCAGATGCGGCCATTACCGAATTTGATAGCGAAGTAAAGCATGCCTACCAAGGCGCGCAAACTTTGCGTCAAACTGTAACTGTGCGCACAGGCGTAAAAGGTGAAGCCTACAAATTTACTCGTATGGGTAAAGGCATTGCCAATCAAAAAGCTTCGCAAGCTGACGTTACACCTATGGACATTACCCATAGCCGTCAAACTGCGACAATGGAAAACTGGAACGCTCCAGAATATACCGACATCTTCGATCAAGCTGAAGTTAACTTTGACGAAAAAGCAGAGCTGGCAAAAACCATTGCTATGGCTTTGGGTCGTCGTGATGATCAGCTTATTATTGATGCAGCTGCTAACTCAGGTACTACAAAAACAATCGCTGCAGGCGGTGTTGGCCTTACTCTTGAGAAGGTAATTCAATCAAGTAAGCTGCTGAATGACGATGCTGTATCTATGATGGATCGCACCTTTGTTCACTCTCCTGCTGGCCTTGAAGATTTGTTGAATATTGAAGAGCTGACTTCTGCTGACTACAACTCTGTTCGTCTGCTGATGTCTGGTGAGATTGATACTTACATGGGCTACAAGTGGAAAATGATCGAAAATCGCGATGAGGGCGGCTTGCCTTTGACTGGTTCTGATCGTACTTGCTTGGCTTACCATAAAGCTGCTGTTGGTATTGCTGTAAACTTGGATGCTAAGACTGAGATCAATTATATTGCTCAGAAAACATCTTGGCTGTGTAATGGTGTTTATAAAGCTGGCGCGGTTGCGCGTGACGCTGAAGGCATTGTTACTGTTGATATTCAGGAGTAATTAATCATGGCTTTTGACGCAAGTAATTTTATCCCTCTGTCTGCTCTTGCTAACAGCAATGGTTCACGTGTTTTTGTTTATAACTCAAGCACTGACAACTTGGCTACTGTAAAAGGTGCTAACTATTTTGATGATGCTGCTGCCACTACCGGCGGCCTGGGTCTGCAAGACGGTTCAGTTATCCTTGCAAGCGCTTCTGATGCAACATCTTTTCTCAAGATGTCTGTGACGGCTGGCGCTGCCACTGTTGGCGAAGCAAACGACTTTGCATAAACAAGAACGGCCCGTCGAGAGGCGGGCTTTTCTTCTAATTATCTTCAGGTGACTTTATGGCGTTTACTGACGTTCAAATAGCATCGCAAGCTCTAAAGCTGTTAGGTGATAATGCAATCACTGCCTTTACTGATCCAGGTAACGGCGCTAAGGTGATGAATGAAATATACGAACAGACTGTAGAAGCTGTTTTAACTGAAGGATACTGGCGTTTTGCAATGAAGAAAGCAACGCTTGTGCTGAATGCTTCACCTACCCCACTGAATCAATACCAATACAAATACGATTTACCCGCTGACTTTCTGGCGATGCAAACAGTTCGCCCGATAGGTACAAGCTGGGAAATATTCGAGCAAGAAATTTACTCGGATCAGGATGAGCTTGATATAGATTATCTGGCAAAACCTGACGAATCAACATGGCCTCCGTATTTCGTGAAGCTTATCGTGTATCGCCTTGCTGCTGATGGCGCAATAGGTGTGACTGATAAATCAGAATTAAATACCATCTTTGAGCGCAAGTATTTAGAGCAGGTCAATATCGCAATGGCTGCTGACAGTAAGAACAGGCCAGCAACACCACTGACCACAAACCCGTTTTTAGACGCTCACCTTATTGGCAACGGCTACTCGTATTACGGATGAAAACCTTTCTAGCTCAGTCATCGCTGAACGCCGGTATCTTATCGCCAAAAATGAATGCGCGGTACGATTTGGCGCAGTATTACAAAGGTCTCAGCGTTGCTGATAATGTGTTAACACAGACGCAGGGCGGCGTTATTAAACGTCTAGGCGCTGAGTTTATTGATAGAGTAAGTGGTGGCCCATTTCCTGGCCCTAGAGTAAGGCTTGTTGTTTTTGGTGAGTATTTGCTGTGTTTTTACAAGTCTGCTACTCAGATGGAATGCTTTGTTTATCAAGCTGCAACAGGATTAAAGCAGACGAATATTAACGGATCAGGAAATGATTATTTTTCTGTGCCAATCAGCTCATTCGTTAAGTTTAAATATGTTGCATCCCCTGATGGTCTAATTTTGGTAGATGGTGTAAGCCCCCCCGTCTTAATTACTACAACAAGTGCGACAACATGGACAACTACAGTTATCACGTTTGCGAATGTTCCACAGTTTGACTTTAACGATGCATCAAGCCCGACTCCAACAAGCGCGGTTTGGGATGTAACCCTTCCAGGCAACACGTCCGGCGACACAATAAGAGCATCCGTCAACGGCATTCAGTCTGAAGCTTTCCCTGTTTCTTCAATTACAGATGATACTGCAGCTAATATTCAGCTGGGCTTTCAGCAGGTTTTAAATAATTTTACTGCTGGTGATGTTACTTGTGTGCTTAAAGCTGGCACAACGTACACGGTAACTTTTGCAAATGCAGCGGCAGATAACTACGAAAGCGTAAATCTTGTGCCAGAAATAACAAGTTCCGCACCTGTTAGCACAAATCCAGTAAACACGACTCCAGGCGTACCACGCAAAGAAGATGTTTGGAGTGCAACGCGAGGTTATCCGCAAACGGTAACATTTCATGAAAATAGATTGGTGTTTGGCGGCACTAACTCAAGACCGCAAACCGTTTGGCTTTCTCGCACAGGTGAATACTTTGACTTTAAAAACTATCGTTCTTTAGATAATGAAGCAATAGATGTAACATTGCAGACCACCACAAACAGCGCAATTGTTAATCTTTACTCTGATAGGCATCTGTGCGTATTTACTGAGAAAGCGGAATACTATTGCCCGTCGATACCGATCACGCCTGTAAATTCTGCATTTCCACAACAAACAGAGTTTGGTAGCTTTTTTAATTGCAATGTTGTAGCGCTAGACAATCAAGTTATTTTCTCGCATCGCGGTAGGTCTGTAAGGAATTTCGTTTTTAGAAATGACCAAAAAGCATACACTGCTGATTCGTTAAGCGTAGCCGCTGACAATGTAATTAACACGCCTGATGTATTTTCTTCATTTACTTCAAGTAGTGATACTGACGCTAATTATCTATTTACTGTTAATTCTGACGGCTTGCTTTCAGTGTTGAATTCTCTAGGCGCTGAAGGAGTTTTGTCATGGACAACATGGGGAAAAGATAAGATAACCCAAGCTAGTGGCGTAGAGTACGCACAATACCGTGATGTAGTTGAGTGGGAAGGTGAGCTGTTCTTTTTAGTGCAGCGCGGTATAGGTACGTCTTTGAGAACAGATAATTATTTTATTGAAAGGTACAGGCCAGCTGATGGAATATACCTTGATTCATATCAAAGAGGTTCGCAAGCTAGTTCAACAACAGTTAATGTTGGCACAGATTTTGATAACTTGGAAGTAACAGTTATCAACGAAGTTACAGGCGCGGTTTACGAAGGGCTGACAGTTTCAGCGGGGGCAGTCACCACCCCTGAAGCCGTAACGGATTACACAGTTGGGCTTCCCTTTGCGCCTGTTCTTACCACGATGCCACTAAATCAGACGCTTTCTGATGGGCCTCATGCCGGTGAGCCGAAGCGTATTGTGAGCGTATCAAGCCAGATACTTGAAACGAAAAGCATCACTGTGAACGGTGAGGATTTGATTTTTCCAGACGATGACACAGATCCAGTGAGCGGGCGCTATGACGTGCGTTTAAGTGGTTGGTCGGTAGACGCTCGTGTTACAATGACACAGGAAGGCCCATACCCTTTCAATGTTTTAGACATGATTGTGGAGATTGACGTTTAACATGGCAGCAGCAGCTTTACCTATATTTATCGGCGCAGCGGCAACGGGTTCATTATTGAGCGCGTCAGGACAGTATGCGCAAGGAAGAATTGCAAAAGAAGAAAGCAAGGTTGAATCTGAACTTGTAGGGCTGCAAGCAAAACAGCGTGAACTAGACCGCACACAAAAGCTGAATGAGGCGATTGCTTCACAGATTGTCAGGGCTGGCGCGTCTGGTGTTACGTTAGAAGGTACGCCAGGACAAACT